AGCTTGTAACTGGACGACAGCCTGTGGGGGGTTGGGGTTGTCGGGCACTTCACCTGTCGAGCGTAACCCTGACAGGGTTCTGAGGTTTGTGGCGATGCCGTCACGAATTGCGGTTATGCTCACGCCATTCGCACTTTCTTATATGGCGAGAGAAGTTTCTCTACGTCGGGGTCTACCCGTCCGACACGCATGGCACCGAGTTCGTCGTAGGTGATACCGAGCGGGGTGTCGTAACGTTTGAAGCCTCGCTGGGAAAGAATGATGCAAGCCTGTTTGACGGCGGTGGGGATTGCTTCGAACCCGAACACACCTGTCACTTGCACAGTGGCCTCGTGAGCGTTGATGTTCCTGGGGTCCCAGAGTGGGAACACGTAGGAGCCTATAGCGCGGATACGGTTTCGTGGAACGGTTAGTCCACCGCTGATTCCGTTCAGTGGTTCCAGTTGGTAGTCGCCTGGAGCTGACCAGGTCGTGTCAAACGTGTCACCCGTGGATGAAGTCTTGAGGGTGCTGACAGAGATGAGGTCTTCTGTTTCGACGAGGAATGAATCTGTGGGGACATAAACTCTCGTGGCGGTCCCTGCGTTGTAGAAAACACGTTCACACCATCCGTCGATTTCGCGTGACGCTGATTCGATGCTGAGTTCTAGCAGGGTGTCGTCGACGTCGTCGGTGATGCGGAATGCCGCTTTAACATCTGCGAGTGTCGCGTATCCGTTACTGATTGCCATGTGTAAGCCTCCGTTTCTATTCTACCGGGGGACGTGTTAGTCGGTCACTAGTCCCAGCTGTTCGCCCTACGCCTATCCAAAGACCACACACCCGGACCAAAATCACCCGACGCAACCTTCCCCTCAAAGTGTTCCCGGTTTCGAACAAACGTTCGACCGTTCAACTGGCTCAACCTGGGGTCAGCCTTTATCGTCGACGAATTGTCATGCGACACATCAATGTCCACTTTCCTCACCGTCACCCCGTGATGGTCGGCCCTGCGTTGCATATCGTTGTCCTCGAAGTAAGCGGGGAAGAAACCACACTCATCGAACAAACCGAGCGTTCTCACAGCCTCGTCACCGAGAGAAAAGACATGCCAGAATGGAAACACCCCTGTAAGGGTTATCTCGTCCCTGCGGGCGTCACAGAGCCTCTCAAGGGCACCAGGCCCGAACACCACATCGTTCGATGCAAAAATCCACTTCGCCGCATGAGGGAACAGCTTCACCCCCAGATTCCACGACCCCGACACCCCAAGGTTCGCAGGCAACGGCAAAATGTGAGAGTTCAAAACAAAGTTCGGGAACCGTAACTTGTCAACATCCCCACCGTTATCAATTAGGAGAAGGTCAGCGACCGGGAAATCAATCGAGTCCAACATTCGCTGGAGCAAGTCATAACGGTTCAACACGGGAACAACCATCACCGGAATCATCAGACGCCCCCAAACTTGTGTCCCTCAAGGTTCAGATTGATGAACGGGTTCAACGAATACACCGTCACCCCGTAATGTTCTACCAGCCAATCCTTCATGAGCTTATGGTGGGCGTTGTATAGCGTCCAGGGTTTGTGGCCGTCCACCGGGTAAGCGTCGACACGGTGTGCGTCGTCAAGGGTCCCACAGTCAGCCCCCACGAGAATAATGTGATGCGCCCCCAAGTGCGCCGCTAAATGCATTGCACCGTGAAGGCTTGATGACCCATAGGCGAGACTGTCCGGTCGTGGCGGGTTCCTGGTGTTCGGGTTCCAAGACGAACCCGGAGGGGCGTAAGAATCTTGGTCAGCGAACACAGCGTTGTCTAACCATTCCCACGCCCAAGGTTGTTGCGTGTTCGTGTCCTTCGTCAACGTCACAACCGTCCCAGACTTTGTGTGCAAATCAAACGCGACCTGGTGGTAATGGCTGAACATGTAATCAGGGAACACGCCGACACTGTCCGCGGAATAGTTTGTCGACACCACAAGTTTGTTGCTAAAGAAAGACCGCTCCAAAAAGTTCAATGACGGACCAGAACCCAACACCCAAACAGTGTCCCCAAGGTGGCGGTCCTTCAGGTCAGCTAGGTCCACCGAAGTAACCTTTGAAGAATGGCATCCAATACTTAGCCCACACCTTTTCCACGTCATACTGTTTCGCGAACTTGATGGACTCCAGGCTGATGCCTCGCGGTGCCTCATGAGCTAACTCCAACGCTGACACCAACGAACCAATCAGCGGGATGTTGTACCAAGATTTCTGCGGTTCGTCATAGAACGGTTGCCCCTCAATAATCCAAGAATCAGGTCCAGCCAAATCCTGTGATGCCGTCCAACCCGACGTGATGACACGGGTCCCACATGCCTGCGCCTCAATCGTCGTCACCCCGAACCCTTCCCCCATCGTCGCGTTCAACAACACATCCGATGCGGTATACAACGCGGCCAAGTGTTCCTGCGGGTACCCGATGCGCAACGTGGCAGAGTCCGCAACAATCACCGAAGTGTCATCCAACCCAACCGAAGAAATCAAGGCAGGGATGTCGAACCCTCCAAACGCTGCGGTGGCTTCCATATGCAAATACAGTTTGGCGTTCTTGACTTTCTGCCTCAACACACTGAAAGACATTATCTGCTCGGCTAACGCCTTGCGGTGGAGAATCCCGTTCGACTTATTCGCCGCCACAATCGAGACCAAGAAATCGTCATCTTTGATTCCCATGAACTGTCGGGTCGGCACACCATTGATTTCGTGTGTCGGCAGGAACACCGACGTGTCCACAGAATGCGGGCAATACGTTGAATCAATCTTGCGCGCCTCCAACATCCGTTGACCGTGCAACGACATCGTGACCGGGGTGACGTTATCTTTCCGCAACATCGCCTCAACAAGTGGAGGCATTGTCACATGGTCGATAGGGACATAGGCGATGATGTTCCCATCAAACTTCATGTTCTTGTAAACCCAAATGTCATACAAAGTCATGACAGCGTTTTTCACACCAGGGAAATCCTTCGCGAAATCCTCATGCCACAAAGGAATAACATCGTCCGAATAAGGACGGAACCCCTTCGGGTAATGCTTCACATCACCATGCGGGGTCTTCAACGTTTCAAACGAACCCTCCAACCCATAGTTCGACAACGCCGCCACACCCATACCGTGACGTTTCATCCGGTCCACAAGATACTTCGCCTGCACCCCGTAACCTGTTGCCGAGCCTGGACTATTAGACGCCAAACTCACGACGCCATTTATTTTCTCAACTTTAGACATGCCCCCCAGCATAGCGAAAACCCCCGCCACCTAACGAAAGGCGACGGGGGTTTCCGGGGTAATGGCTAGGCCATCTCCAGGTACTTGATGCTTGTTGCGTCGCCCACGCCTGCGGCGAGACGGTACACAAAGCGGTACGTGGTGATGTCCTGGTTGAATGCGTAGTCTGGGGAGACTGCAACATCAAGACCAGTGGTCGCAACCTTGACCGAGCTGAAATCTCCGAAGAAGATTGGCTTGGTTCCGGTAGCGATGGATGCGGCGGCTGGTTGCTCCAGAACGGGGTAACCGAGGATGGTCGAAGGACCACCGGCAACTACGTCGAGGATGTAACGGCCGTCGGTCGTCTTCAGCTTGCGGATAGCGGAAAGGGTGCTTCCGTTCACAACGAACGCTGCGGACATTGCGCGGACAGCCCCGTCGACACTGAAGACCAGGTCGATGAGTTCGTCAGCGGTAATGGCGTTGGTGGTTCCTGCGGTCACACCGGAGCCAGCGACAGCGGTAACGGCTGCGTGGATGACGGCGTTCGCGCGGGTTCCGATTGCATTCCCCGCCTGGTCAGCGATGATTCCCTGGATGTCTACACCAGAGTCAGTGAGCAGTTCGTTAGCAATTCCGACCAAAAATGCTTGCTTTTTTGGCTGGAGGAGGATGCTGGAGAACGTAGGCTCCGATGCGTCGATTGCAGAACCGGCAGCAAACTCGGCTGCGGTGCTGTAAGCGGTCATCGTGGGGATGCGCAAGTCCGAACCGGAAGTGCGGTTGAAGACCTCTGCGACGTCGAGGTAGGGTCCGACGAGTCGGGCCTTCATCATGACGCGGTCGAGGAAGTCAACGGGAACAGTGTTCACCGAGGGGACCAAGGTTGCACGGGCTTCACCGGAAGGGTTGAAGGTGTGACCACGGAGTTCGCCGTCTGCAAGCGCACGGAAAATCTGTGCGTCGCTACGGGCTTCCTCTACGGGAACGAAACCACGGGCGGCCAAAGATGCTTCGGTTGCGCGTGATTCGTTACGGGTTGCTACTGCAATGGCTTCATCGTGACGTGCAATGTCGCCTTCGATGTTTTCAATTTTGCGAAGTTCTTCAGCGTCGAGGCCGCGTCCTTCAGATTCAGCGTGGTCGAGGACCTCGCGCACCTGGTGGATGAGGTTCGCACGCGCTTCTTCGCTGTTGCGAATGAATGACATGTGAATTGTCTCCTAGTTATTTTCGGATTGGATTCAGTGGCGATTGACGCTCAACTTTCCGGCAGAGAGTGACTCACATCCGGTCCTTCTATTGTAGTTTGTGTGCTGTCTTTAGCTCCGTGGAGCTGTGGGGAGTCGAACCCCAGTCCGACAAGTTGCCCTCACAGGTTTTTTCTTGTCGTCGAAACCATCCAGCCCCACATCCAGGATAACAAAATGACGTCGTGTTATGTCAGCTTTTGGTAATCACAAAAAAACCCCCCGAGCCGGAGCAAGGGGAGCTTCTCTGCTTGTGAATCAGTGCTGCAGGTAGGCGTCCAGCCCGCCGAAGCGGTT